TTAGATCTGCCCGGTTACAAGCTGAATGATGCGGGTGGATTGATTGGCGTAGGCCGTCGCCATCTGGATCATCGGCGCGGCGATCTCTTCGGTCTGGTCAAAGGCAACCCATTCGCCCCAGGTGCCGTTCGCCTGCTTGAAGCGAATGCGTGCTCCATCGACCTCATGCTCAGGAAGCGGCCCTTGAACCCCGCGCGTGAAGGCGGTGACCAGCCTCGTGCCGGTCGGCTGTGCAACCATGGTCAGGCTCCGGGATAGAGAGTGATGGGAAGACGGCAGACCCATTCGGACGGCTCGGAGCCATCCGTGCTGCGATAAAGGTCAGCCATGACGCTGATGGGCTGACCGGGCTTGCCGGTGAAGGCGGGCCGATCATCGACGGTCAGTGTGATGTCGAGGTTCGGCTCGGGCTGATTGGCTGCCGTCGGCGCCGGATCGATGATCACGATCGAGCCATCATCCGTTGTGGCTTCACCAATCGACGCACCATTGGCATCCATGCAGGACAGCTTGAGCCGGGAGCCTGTGAGGATAACGGGCACGCCGTAAGCCGAGCCATCGGCATCAGCCACGCGCACAGGCGCGCTCCACACCGCCTTGGTGTTGAACGTGAGAGTCTTCAATGATGTCTCCTGGCAAAGAAAAACCAGCTCGAAAGCGGGTGCGAAAAAGCCGCCCGGAGGCGGCTGGATTGAGGTCGATCTGAGCGGCTTGCGCTGTCGTTAGGCAGCGATACGACGCAACAGGCTTTGGCTACCCCGTCGAACCAGTTCGGCTCCCAGCGCGACCAATGGTGCGAGTAGCACGAGTTCCGGCAAAGCCGTTCTGCTAAGATTGATCGGGGCTGAAGCCACTGCCAATACGGCAGCGGCGGACAGAAATGGCAGCGCCATGAGGGCAGCCCGCCACCGAATTGCAGCAATGCATCCAGCAATCACCAGCATCACCAAAATCGTGCGATGGGCCATATGCGCCCGATAGGCCATTCCGTATGCAGCGTGCGTCCGCGGGTCACCCCATTGATACGACGCAAGGTGGTAGACGAAGAACGGATCTGCTTCGAATAGATGGTCTGCGATGTTGCGGAGCGAGACCGTAAGATAATCGTCCCAGTAACCGCGATCAAGGATAGCGAGGGCGCGGCGGGTCATATCATCCCCAAGCCGGTAAGGGTCGAAGGACTGAGGCGAGACAATCCCAGCCTGCGCTGCCTCGCGCACAGCCTGCGTCTCCTGGTCGTGGATCGACGGACCGATAACCTGGATGATCGATTCATCCTCGCGCGCGATTGCCCGCAGATTGTAGAACAGGAAATTGAACCCTGGCTGAGCAGTTGGACGAATGTCTCCCCAGACGACGTAGTTGCGGACAAGATACGGGGTCACAACAGCCATGAGAACAAAGCTCACGAGCAGCCCCTGGCGGATGCGTTGGGACCAGCCTCCCGCGACCATTGCAAGGGCCAACGCCGGAACCAACAGCACAAGACCGACCGGCTTGGTAAGAGCACACAACCCGGCGGCGAAGCCTGCGCCAACTAGAGACGCCGTCGTTCGACCGCGCAAGAACAGAACGGCCGCGAGCGTGAAACCACTGGCGTAGAACACAAAGAGAAGCTCGGCCCACATTCCGTATGGCATCGACAGCATGGTCAGGTCGAACATCACGAAGAGTGCGAGCCCCGCAGCCAGCCACCCCGGAACCAAATAGCCTAAGGCCAATGCGACGAAACATAGCGACGCCAGATGCAAGAAGATTTGAGCAATCACCACCCACGGCGCGAGCCAGATCTCAGCGGTGGCAGGGTCGCCGCCGATCAGCCAACCGACTGCCGCGATGAAGGCTGGATAGAGAGGCATGCGCATGTAGTTTGGCGCGATGAATGGATACCCTTCACGGGCTAGTTCTGGCGTGATGAAGTAACCGATCCCAAGCAACCTGCCCTCCTGGAGCAGGGACTTGGCCATGAACATGTACTCGGAGGCATCCCCGCCGTAGAAGCGGTTCTGATAGGTTGGGCCAAGCAGGAACTCGTAGGACACCTTGTCGGCCAAACGGGTCCAGGGATTGGCAACCTGAAAATAGGCCAGATGGATCAGCCCGCCGACAAAGAGAAGTAGGAGCAGGCCAGCGAAGGAGATGGAACAGCGTGAGCGCAGCATGGAGCGGTCTATACTCTGGCATAGCTGTCCACAACAATCCCCATTTGAGGGGGCACCGATTTAGGACGGTCCCTGCCCTGCCATCACTGCGGCCTTGCGCTCCGCCGTAATCAGGTTTTCGTCGACGAGCTTCTGCAGGCCGGGCTCGGTACGCGGATCGTCGAGATCGATGAACTGCGCCCCGAGCGCCTTGTCGTACCAGAGCTTAACCTCGGGCAGCGTCATGGATGCTTCGACTAAGGTCATCTGCTCGGCTTCTGTGAATAGATCCATGAACTCCAGGAAGGAGAACTGCCGCTTCACGACCGGCGCGGTCGGATCGACGAGGAGCCCGTAAGGAGTAAGGACCTCTTGGAGCGCGGCATTCGTCTGCTCGCCGCTTTCATCGACGGGCCACCGCGTTGGCGTCCCGCCCTCGCCGTTGAATGTGACGAAGCTTTCGTCTGCTTCGGTAACGATTGCCTGTTGTGCCGATGAATAAACACGGCCATCGTCGGCCTTCCAGTACCAGTCCATTGGGTTGTATGTGCGCATGATCGATCCCTCTTAGACGTACTGCCCGCCGGCGTTGACGCTGCCAGTCGTCGAGCCAGGGAAGAAGTTCGCGCCGCCCCCGGCCGTCTTGATGACGCCGTTCATGTTAGAGTAGTAACGCGGACCAGACGCTGATCCTGAGAACGTCGCCGTTGCTGCTTCAATGACGCCCCACTCGGCTTGAGCAAAAGCTCCAGAGAACGTAGGGCCTCCGGTTATTGTGTGAGCTCGTCCGGTGATCGAGACGATACCGCCGTTCTTGGCGAAGATGTGCGAGGGTGCGTTGCTGTTGATGACGAGGCCCGTTCCCGCTACGCAGTAGCCGCCGTTCTCGGCGAAGACGTGGGCAAAGGCGCAGGAGTTGAACGCCATATTGCTATAGGCAATCGTTGCGCCGGAAGCCGCATAAATACCTGACCCGTTCTGAGCAGTGACAGAGGTGCCCGAGACTTGAAAGCCTCTAACGGTGAATGCCGCTCCGTTTGCTGCTCCGAAGGGAGCGACCGTAGAGCAGTTGACGAAACACGACGTTGGGGTTGAGGTGTTTCCCTGGACGACGACCTTGGTCAGGTCAAGCTGCCCAGGGACGAAACCGCTGAGAACGAACGGGTCGGTGTAGGTTCCGTTCGCCACGCTAACGGTTACCGTAAAGCCGTTCAAATCCAGTTGGGTCTGGATATAGCTCGCAGCCTTTGCCAGCGTCTTCCACGGCGACCCTGAAGTTCCTGGGTTATTATCGTTGCCGGTCGGCGCGACGTAGAAAGTCGTGTCCGCCAGAAGGCGCGTGCGGAATAGCCGACGGATGGCCTGCTCGAGCTGCGTCAGATCATCCTCGTCCGGTGCTAGGCCGGCCGCTTTGATGACGTTGACGATCTCGCGCTGCGAATGTTCAACGGCGCCGGGCGGAACGCGCGAGCCTTGGATGCCGGCAGCCAAGTTGCGGCCGATATAGGGCACACTTTCATCAAAGGGATCCGGCGTGCCGGAGGGGGCGATGTAGCGCATCAGGAAACTCCGCTATAGTCAAAGATGATCGTTGAGTGAGTGGGCGCGACGCGGCGCAGGACGCATTCGAGATCAGTGGCGACGACAAAGCCTTCGAGCGGCGTGTCATCACACATGCCCTCGTCGCAGTAGAACCAGGTATCGCCGAGCCCCATGAGGTGGACGATCCACTCGTGATGGCCGTTGACCGTCACGACCGTGTCGTCGCCGTCGCATTCCGACACGTCGCAGATGAAATCGCTCGGCTCGGTGATGGTGATGTCGTAGCCAACCGAGGCCGCGAGACAGATGAAGTAAGCAGGGCTCGCACCACCCTGGGCTCCGAAGCGAGCACGCAGGGCGTTGATACGGCCCTGAACGCCGGATGCCGGAGATGTGCAAGGATCAGGCAAGCCGTATTCCGCTTCCCAATCATCCAGCGAGTAGGTGACGGCAGACGGGAAGGCCTGCGTGGCCGCCTCGAACGCAGCCTTGTAGTAGTCCGAGAGCCAGCCGGCCAAGGCCGTCCAGACCCGCCGCATGACCGGCGAAGCGCCGGTGCCGTCGCTCACCTCGTCGGTGCCCCAAATGACGCCCCGTGGGA